GGCAGCACCGCGGTGGAAGGCGGATCAGTCACCTTGAAGCCCGCCTTGTACTTGATCCGCACCGGCGACGGGACGCCGGCCTTGACGGAGGGCCAGGAGCCATCGGCGGGCGGATAGAGGCGGGCGGGCCAGGAATCGCCATCCACCTGATAGCCGGCGCCCACCACCAGCTCGAGCTCGGTCCCAGCGGCGCCGACGTACTTCACCTCGGTGATCGAGATCAGGGGCGGGCGCGGAAGGTAGATGCGGCCAGCGTTCGCGGTCGGCCACTCATCAAGGGTGAGCTTCCAGCTCTGCTCGCTGAGGGCGATTCCATACCGGTTCTCGATCGCGGACTGGGCGTTCTTGATGAGCGAGCTGAGGTAGGCGGCCTCCGCCGATTCCGTGCTCCGGACATGCGCCTGGACCTCAGGTAGCGTCACCGCCCAGGCGGTCGGCGCCGCGAGCTGGAGGAGGTTCATGCCCGCGGCCTACCAGCCGGTCACCCAGGCGCTCACGGTCCCGCCCACCACCGTGGTGGTGATGCTGGCGCGGATCGCCCCAGGCGAGCCGACCAAAAGCACCCAGTCGGGCAGGTCAGTCTTGTTGGTTAGGGTGGCGACCGTGACCCAGGGCCCCGCGGTCGTAGCAGCAACCTGCACCTCGACCACGCCGGCGCTGCAGGTGCCATTCCAGAGCACCCAGACGCTGGTGTAGGCGAGGCGGTGGTGGAGGTCGACAATGTTCCCGGTTCCCGTGGTGGCGGTCGTCTGGACCGCAATCGGGTCGGTCACTGAGCGAACTGCCGGGAAGATCACGGTGTCGGCCAGTGCCGAACCGGCGAGCAGCAGACACATCAGGCCGACGAGGATGCAACGCTTCATATCTTCCTCCGTCCCCGGCTCTTGCCCGGTGCCTCCAAGTCTTCGTCATCGATCTCGTCCGCGGCTGTCGGCGCCGAACGCTCGATCTCCGCCGGGACGTCCTTGACGATGGCCGGCTTGTCCACGATGAGCGCGGCGATCCCCCTGGACACGAGATCGGCGGCGTGCGGATCCTCGAATCCCGCGATCTCTCCGGCGTTGTACACGTCGTAATGCCTCGTGAATCTGAGGAGCTTCATCGGTCCTCCATGTCGGGGACGACGGGGCCAGGACCCGGCCCCGCCGATCCCGTCCCTTAATCGTTTACTGCGGCTGCTCCTGCAGGCCGCCCAACTCCCCGATCCCGGCGCCGATCTCGGCAGTGTCGGTAGCCGTCGCCGACAGATTCGGAGTCGCGCAAACATGGACGTAGCGACGTGCCTGACTCAGATCAACGCCGAGCCGCGCGACGCCGTACTCGGTGGATCCCCCGGCACCCCCCGTGAGGGTCAACAACGTGCCCGAGGCCACCAGATCGGTCCAGTCGCTGCCGTTGGCGGAATCCTGGATCTTGCCCGTCACGACCAAGGTCTTCGTGGCAGCCAGGATGGCCTTGCACGGGATCTCGAACACAACCGATTCCGCCTTCGGCAAAGCGAGGCGGTCCAGAGTCGATCCCACGATCTCCACGTCGTCGCCGGTACCACCTGCTGTAACGGCGGTGGAGGCCAGGGCGTACGCGGAGTACGTCTCGGCCTTGATGTCTCTGCCAAGCGCTTTCATGTTGTTTCCTCCAGTCGAAACCGCGGGGCCGGTTCAGCCGACCCCGCGGACGTTGTCGTTCTTCGCTGCTCTGCGTGCCTCCAGGGCGAGGTTTACGGAGCCCAGGTCAGCCCGGTCAGCACGGCGATACCGGCCGCATGACGCATGCCGAGGTCGTGCTCCGAGATGACCCGGAGGACCGTCTGGTCTTTGCCGAACGCGGAAACCAGTGTCCCGGTGGAATCCTTGTAAGCCGCCTCGGTCGAAACCTCGATGCGCATTTCGAGGGCGTCGGCGATGATCACCTCGTTGAAATCGGCGAGGTACATCTCACTCTCGGTGCCAGCGCCCAGGTTCTCGGGGATCTGTTCTGACATGGCGTAAGGGTACGCGCCGATCTTCCCGTCCTTCATCTCCGGGAAGGCCACATTGCCGTTGCCATCCACGATCGCGAATAGGTATTCCTCCGTGCGAGGGCCGAGGATGTAGCCAGCCTTGCGCATCTTGACTTTGTTTTGCTTGAGGGCCAGCCGGAGCCTGCCGAGGTCCTTGCGGGTCTTGGCGAGATCCGGTGTGGCCGTCATGACCAGCAGGTTGGCTGCCGGTGCCCAGTAGCGCAGACCCCGAGGCTTGGCGCCTGTGCCGTCGCCGCGGATGAAGTTGATGTCCTCGAACTCCCCGAGGCCTTGCGCCGCGTCGTCCCGCACCATCTGGTCGACGTTTAGTGGGGAATTGCGCAGCAAATCGTTCGAGATCGGGATGATCCCAACGATCTTGCGCGCCGTCAGCTCGAGGTCGCCAATGGTCGGCCCGGTGGCGTTGGGATCGCTCCCTTCCGCCACATAGCTGAACGATGAACCGCCGGTGATGCGCGGCATCGACAGCTTGCCGTTGACCAGGGGCCTGGTCTGGGCACCCATGCGCCGCACGACCGTGTTGGCGCTCAACAGCTCGATGACCTCAGCCGCGAACTCCGTCGGTACGAGAAATCCGCCGGCCTCGGCATCGCTCGCCATCAGCGCGGCGTGCACGACATCCTTGTTGCGGTACATCTTCTCGTACCACGCGCCCGCAGCCGTGATGTTGCCTTTCACTGCGGCAATCGCCCGCATGAGTCGGGCGAACTTGATGCCCTTCTCCTTGAGGGCGTTCGACTCGCCGACAGTTGCCTGCACCGGGGCGACCGGCGTGGGAGGGTTGGCCGGGTCAAGGTCGGTGACCTGGACCACGGCCTCGGCCCCCTGGCGCTCAACCTCGAGCGCCTGCTCGAGGCGGGCTTTGGCCGCCTTGCGGTCGGCAACCGCCTGCTCGAACTCCTTGAGCTGTTCAGCCGTGAAAATTTTGTCGCCTGCGGTGGCATCGAGGGCCTGGATCTTGACGTCCAGGTCCGCGATCTGTTTCCGCAGGCTCGGGATGTGCTCTCTCTTGGGCATGTTGCTTTCTCCTAGTTGTCGATTCGCGCGAGCTGGCGGGGGCGCCACTCGCGGCTGCCGGGGATGAGCCGCTCCCTGGGGGCGTCTGAGCTCGCCGGGGCGGATAGACCCGCGGCGGCGCTGGTGTTGCCGTTCTCGTCGATCTCCGGGACGGGTGTGCCCACGGAAACCTGACTCGTGACCGGTATCTTCAGGTCGGCCAGCTTCGTGTCGGCCGACTCAAACTCAGGCGGTTCCTCCTCGAACGCGCGGTAATGCGCGGCGAGGTGGTTATAGACCTTGCGGCGATCGTCCTCGGGGATGCTGGTGTTCGGCTGCATGAGGCGGCTCATCGCGGCCGTGCAACCCTTCCAGACCACCTTGCCGTCGCTCGGCCGATGGTGGGGAAGCTTGAGAGAACCGTACGCCTCGGGCGGCATCTCTGCCGCCCAGGCGAAATGCCCGGCAATGTTTCGCTTCTCCTCGTCGCTGAGATCGGTCCACAGCTTGTCGGTGAAATCGGCAAGGGTGGGACCCGACCAGGCTTCATCCTTGTCCGCGAGCTCGGTGCTCACGTTACGCGGTGACACGCCGGCGGTCAGGCGGCCGCTCTTCACGGCATCAACCTGCGCGTCGAACTCTTCCCGCGTGAACTGCTTGACGGCGGCCAGATCCTCGAGCGCGGCGATCTTCTCCCCGGGCCCGTGGACCAGGAGCTTCGCACCCGGGTAAAACTCGGCGAACTGCTTCGTTATGGAGGCGACCTCTGCCTGCGTTGGCTTGTGATCGAGTGCCATGAGGTAACGCGGCTCACCGAGCACGGCGCGCGCCCACCGGCGCACAGGGGCGACATTGATGCCGGCGCTGGCAGCCTCACGCAGGGCATTCGGTTCGGCCGGGATCGGGACGAAGCTGATCTCGACCAACTCCTGTTCCTTGCACATGATTTCCCAGCCGCTTTCGACCTCCACAAACTCCCAGTCCAACGGGATCCAGCCCGCAGAGACCGCGTTGAGGTAGCCCTTCCGGTAGAGGCGCAGCACGCTCTCGCAGAGCTCACCCGCTTCGCCGGTGATGTCGCCCTTCTCCACCCAGAGGCACCTGACCTTCAGGAAATCGCGGTCCACCCATGTCCGCTCGGCTTTGGCGAACGGGAGGCCGTGGCTGCCTGAATCGAACCAGGAACCGTCGTTATGCGTCCAGAGCATGACCGGATTTTTCGCGTAATTCTCGAGGTGCCAGCCCTGCGGATTGAGCTTCCAGTCGTTGCGGTTCGTCTCGGCCGTCGCGACCGTGAAGGTCATGCGGCGCTCGTTCGAGGGGTCGGGTTCGACCTGGGCGATGAGGGTCTCCATCACCTCCACGGATCCGGCAGCGATCCCGGGTCCCGTCTTCTGCTTGGCGGCAAGCGCCTTGCGGTAGAACTCGTCAAGCGACAGGATTTGACGCTCAGGCATGGCTCATGCTCCTTAGGCGGCCGGACGGCCGCCGCTGAGTGTTCGCTCCAGGAATGACCGAACCGCCGGCTCCAGCGCGGCACCTTGGCCATCGCCGTTCCCACCGGCGTCCAGGATCGCGGTCGGGTCGATGGGCAACCGCACCATGTTGAGCGGATTCAGGACGATGTCACCATCAGGTCC